GTTATGACCTATTCCTATGTTATACATATCTGCGGCACTGGCAGGATTTGTAGCGTATAAAGCATTAGCTCCTATTGCTATATTCCTACTACCTAAAATACTTGTTGTTAATGCGTCATGCCCTATTGCAACATTATATTGTGCGGTAGTTAAAGCATCTCCAGACCTCATCCCTACAAGAGTATTGCTGTCACCCGTAGTAATCGCAGTACCTGCTTCATCACCTACAACCACATTATAATTACCACCGCTTGCAATGCTGTTACCTGCGTTGACACCTGCGCGGAAGTTACTTGTTCCTGCTGAAGCAGTGATGATGTCTGCACCATCGGCAAAGGTTACGTCTGCTGCAAAGTTGACAGCACCGTCTACGTCTACTGCGTCAAGGTTGGTTGTGCCATCTACATCTATGTCACCAGATATGTCTAGGGAAGCTCCGGTTAGGACTCCTGCAACTGCAAGGGTACTAGCCATATCCACAGCGCCGTCAATATCTACAACATCAAGATTAGTTGTGCCATCTACGTCTAGGTCGCCATTGAAATCTACATTACCTGCGACAGCTAAAGTTGTAGCCATGTCCACGGCACCGTCAATGTCCACGACATCAAGGTTCGTAGTTCCGTCTACGTCTATATCACCTGAGATGTCTAGGGAAGCTACTGTAGCTGTGCCTGTAAGCGTAGGAGCAGTTAATGATTTGTTTGTAAGAGTTTGTGAGCCTGTAAGAGTTGCTACTGTACTATCTATTGCTAAAGTAACTGCATTGCCTGTTGCAGAACTACTAAGACCTGTACCGCCTGATACAGTTAATGTTTCACTATCTAAGTCAATCGCAATAGTTCCACTGTCTGTTGTAATGTCTAAGTCTTCTGCGGTTATTTGAGTATCTACATAGGCTTTAATAGACTGCTGAGAAGCAATACCTGTAGCACTGTTTGACGCCATGTTGTCTTCGTCAAGAAAAGCTTTGCCGTCTAATATGTTTAGCTCTGCCGCTGTGGATGTAACTCCATCAAGAATGTTAAGTTCAGCAGCTGTTGAGGTTACTCCGTCTAGGATGTTGAGTTCTGCTGTTGTAGCAGTAACTCCGTCAATTAGGTTTAATTCTGCCGCACTAGCAGTAACTCCGTCAAGGATATTTAGCTCTGCTGCGGTTGACGTTACGCCATCAAGGATATTGAGTTCTGCGTAAGTAGATGTAACGCCATCTAAGATGTTGAGTTCTGCTGCGGTTGAAGTAACACCATCAAGAATGTTTAATTCTGCCGTGGTGCTTGTGACACCATCAAGAAGATTAAGCTCTGTAAAAGTAGATGTAACTCCGTCTAAGATGTTCAACTCGGCGGCTGTAGACGTTACCCCGTCCAAGATATTGAGTTCTGCCGCAGTGCTTGTAACGCCGTCTAAAATATTAAGTTCTGCTACGGTAGACGTAAGTGCAGTTGTTCCGTCATTCAGCGTTGCGTAGGTTACTGTGCCAGTGAAAGTAGGCCCAGCGGAGTTTGATTTAGTCGCAACGGCTGTTGCAATGTTATCGAATTCGGTTTCGAACTCTGCGCCTTTAATGATTTTCCCACTGTCGCCAGAGGGCAAACTATCTTTGGCTTCAAAGTCTGTTGTTTTTGTATAGTTGGACATTAGCTAGGTTCCCTTAAGCAATAAAAATAGGGTCAAAAAAGGGAGGTCAATGAAGCCCCTCCCTTCCTTGGACGCTCGTTACTCGGCTATAGCGAGAACGAAACCAGCTTCAGGACGATACACCTGAACACCATACAGGCAGTCTGCCGTGTACAGAGTTGAGAGGTATTCCTGCTTGTACTGAGTCTGTGAACGTACTGACTGCTGCTCCGCAAGGACAATAGCGTCTTTGTGGAAAAGCAAAGCACCACGTGTATCGATAGCAGACGCAGAGTTATCACCTGCGGCCTCAATCGTTGCACAGTTAGCAGAAACGTAAACGTCTACACCGTACAGATTACCGATAAGACCTGAATTTGTAGTCTGACCATTTACGAAGTCAGAAGATACATATCGGTCAAGACCCATAATCGTCTTACGAACAGAAGGAGGAATAATAAGTACACGACCTTCCATCGGTACGTTATTGTCGTCTAGCTTCTGAATCATGTCACGATAAAACGCATCAGTAAAAACGTCAGCAGCAACCGCTGTGTCATCCGTATACTGAGTTGTTGTACCACCATCGTTAAAGAAACAGCCTGTGTGCTGATAGTCAGTAGCAGCAGCACCGTGTACTACCGCTCCACCATTACCAAAGCCAGTACCGCAAGCATGAAGGTCAGTGTCTACTCGCACTGCGAGAGAGTAACCAGCATCGTCGGTGTAAAACTGACGCAAGCTGCTAAGAGCTTGTACTTCAACAATGTCTTCGATCAACCTTGAGTATTCAAAGTGTCGATTAATGTCGATAGTCAGTTCGCTCTCAGTGTTGGCAATGATAGTAACCGCTGTATCAGCAGCCTTAGCATTAGCGTCACCGCGAGTGGGCTTGGGAATGTGCAACTTGTCGCCTTTCTTGCCGTTCATAGCAATCTTTTTGACAAGCGGAGCCATTTTTAAGTTTTTTTGGTAAGCAGCAATAATTTCATCAGACCATATTTCAGGTATGAATGTTGCCGCCTCTGTAAGCGCGGTGTTACCCGCCGCGCCGGGATATGTAGCAGTAGCCATTAGTCAGAATCTCCTATAGATTATTTGACTCGACCCTCTTTGTACGCTGTTAGAATTTCTTCTGATAAAGCCTGGTACCTTTCTGGGTCTGTTCTCATAAGTTTAATAATGTCGGTCCTGCGATAAGTTTTTTTACGTGGCATCTCTGAACTGCCTTGTGCGCTACCTGTATTGGCTGATTTAATCTGCTGCTTCCGAGTCTGTTTTTCAAGATTAACGGTTTGCTGGGCAATTTCTCTTCCGGCACTTGTTATACTTTTCCAAGTTGTAAAAAGTTCATCGCCAGCTTCAGCATTATAATTTTTATCTGCCTCTGCGAATAACTGTTTCCTAATATTAGAGTCATCTTTCCATGCGATAAAATTCTCATCACTGAGGATTTCTTTCATGTCAGGATGTTTGCTTTGTAGCTCCGCTAAGGACGTTTGTTTCTTGAACCTAGCAGTGTACTCTTCAGCTTCTCTGATTTTAGGATGGTTATTAATAGCTCTATTAACGGCTCCTTCAGGATCTGTAAAATAATCCAACTCATCTTCCGGCCCAACTTCTTGTTGGGGTGCTGGTTGTTGCGTCTGATTCGTAATGTAATCATCGACAACCCTGCGAAGATCTCCAACCTCAGTAGACTGACGACCCAAAAGCTTTTCAGCTTCCTGATGCATCTGCACAACTTGCTCCAAAGATTTACCTGAGTATTTCTCTGGGACTTGAGGCTCTTGAGGTTGCTCAACTTCATCCGTTAGAGTTGTATCTAAAGGAAGCTGCTGAATCTCTTGACCTTCACTTTCAACGCTGACTGCTTGCTCCTCTTCTGGAGGCAGATCAACCATTGACGCTCTTGACATAACTAAACTCCGTGACCATCAAATCATTATGGAGAGGTTTTTGTTCTACCTGCTTGTTCGTGATCTCTTATCCATTTTATGTGTCTACCAGGGAAATCCCCACTAGACCCATCTAAAATAAAAGACGGGGCAGATAACATTTTTTTAGCATCCTCGCCGCAACCGCACCTGCTAGTTGTTACGTTTTTGCTAACAAACTTTTCAAATATATGCCCGTTAGGGCAATGAAAATCGTAAACTTTTAACATTCTACTCTTTCCAGCTCACTTTCATAGACTTTAAAGCTAGTTTTTATTGAAAGTCTTCTTCTTGGTCTTCTGCCTGCTCTCTTCCTGCTCCAATTGTACCTTCTAAGTTTAGGATTGAGTTAAAAGCAGCAATTTGGCCTTTTTTAAAGAATAATTCTTCTGAGTCTTTTACTGATTGTATATCAGCAATACGGGCAGCATTGCTAGAAACATCCTGTAAGAGTTGTTTGAAGCCCTCATGGTTAAATAACTCGTTATAGTTATTGTAGTAGGTTTCAAGCTCTGGATTCATAAAAATCCCTTGTTATATATTGTGGTTTTTTTACTTTCTTTTTTTTCTTAGGCTTACTTTTTACGCCGTGAGCCATTTGCTTTCTCCTGCGCTTTCTTAGAAAGATCGTTAAAGTGGAACAGCTTTACAGATGTCTTCCCGTGAGTCTTGCCTGAATGCATATCACCGTTCGGCATCTTGTGTGTTCCCCCGCTAAATGCAGTTCCGTTACGCTTGTAATGCTGTACACCCCTAGCCATATTGTCTCCTATGCTAGCTCTTCAGAATGTACTTTTGCAGGACGACCTCTTTTCTTAGGCGGCTCCTGTCTATCAGAGAACATCTTCTCCAACGCTTCTAAGCGGTCCCATTTCGGCTTGAGGTAATTGTCTACGTTCCTGAGAAGAATCTGGAGTTCGTGGTCTGTTAGCATTTTCTTTTCCTTTAATTTCTCTTTCTTTAAGGAGAGTCTGAGCCGTCTTTAAACGCCGATCAAACTCTTTGTCTTCGCCATCACCTTCTTTTAAGTTTCGAGTGATAGCGTTAATAAGATCAATTTGTAACTCTTTTGGTGCTATATCTGCTTCAACAGCCAGTTTAACGGCTCTAGCCCCAGACTCTTGAGATTGTGCAGTTAATGCTGCTGTTTGTGAATTCGTTAACTCAATCTGAGATTGCTGTGATGCCATCGCCATTTGTTGCGCTTCTGGGTTAGGCTGCATAGCTTTCCGCATTGCCGCCATAAGATCTTCACGGTTCGACAAGTTCATATTGTCAATAATAGACTCAACTAACGTAGCGTAGAGCGGAGAGTCTTGTTTCATCGTCTGTAGTAACTGTACTAACTGAGTGACCTCGTATTCCCTCGCTATAATGCCCAAAGTGCTACTAGCGTTGAACTTGTAGTCAGCTACAGGGTAGTTCTCAGGATCAAACTGCATGTAGCGATAAGCAGCTTTCTTGACAAAAGGGATTAAAAAGGACTGCTGGAAGTTAATCAGGGTACGTTTGTGCCGTTTAATGAGCGCCCCAAGAGACATTGAAATCCCTGCGGCTGTCGCCTCGCCATTTACCTGTCCCGCAATACCCGCTGAATCTACTGCGCCAGTAGCCTGTTGTACCATCTGCTGCAAGGACGCTGCCTGGTTGAAGGTAATTGAGTTAACCTGCCCGAAATTAAAGGGCTGTAGGACTTCTCTGGGATCACCACTGGTGAGGATTATCTTCCCTGGACGTATTTCAGGCTTTGATCCTCTAGGAAGTCGGGTAGCATCAATTGCCATCATGGGATGAATAGTCAGGCTTAACGCATCAATTCTGGCTCTTAACTCAGTATCAAGGGCTTTTTGTGAATTATAACCCTTCTCGCATACGCCTCGACCCCAGAACCTGCCTGGGACAACATCCCAAGGAAAGGCGATAACAGGTCGATCCTGCATCATATAAGGATTAGCTTCCGCTTTTAACAGAATACCGCCATTAGCAATGACGACAATAGCTTCAACGTACCTTGAATCTTCTACTTCCCCAGAAAGCTCTTCTATCTCCTCGTCTAGGGCAGCTTCAAGCATCTCCCTTGGAACCAGGCCGTAATATTTAGTCAGCCGGACTTTGCCATCATGGTGGATGGTAAGATCCCGGTCTGGCTCTAAGTCTGTGTCGGGGGTAGCTGGGCCAACATAAGCCTCTTTGTAAACCCCCTGCTCCTGAAGTAGCTCTACCTGGTGGAGACTGACAAATTCATCAATGGCAACACCCATAGCCTCCTCAACAGAGGTTGCAACAGGGTCAATCAGAAAGTTCTGCGGCATGACAGGTCTTAACTTGACCTTGACTCTTTCCTCGATATTAACGCCGACAGCTTGTAAGTCACCGCCCATGATAGGCTGAGTAGACGGAACCATCTCTTTCATTTCTTCAATGACCAGTTCACCAATGCCTGTGCCAAACACAGCAGCATTGATTAAGCATTCTGCTACAGCCTTACGGACTTTACAGTCTTCAAAGTCTTCAGTGAGCTTGTTTCTTAGGAATTGGACATCTTGCGGCTCTGTGTCGCCCAGGTTATCTGAGACATCAAACCACTTACCACGGCCAAAGGTAGCCTCTTCAAGCTCTGCCACATTGGATTCAACAGCCTGTTGTAGGGCTGGAGATATGATTCTTGAACGCTCTGAAGCTCTTTCGCTGTCAGCAGAGTCCCAGATACCACGCCAGAGTCGGTAATATTCGTCAAAACGGTAAGAATAGTTAGATTCGTAATGATCTCGCCAATCATCACATTTAGTAATGACCCAAGATTCAATAGATTGTTCTATTAAGAGCGGGTCTAATTCGTATAGTTCACTCATGCCGATCTCCGTTTAGGCATACGCCAATTTAATATCCCGCAATAACGTCTAGTATCTCTAGCTCATCGAACTCAATCTCGTTGACCCCGTAAGGAACCTGAGCTAGTTGGTCAATATAACTTAACGAGTCTACCAAGTCATCATGGGTGAGCGGATCAGGAAACTGAAACAGTTCGTCAAGGAACTGGATATTCCAATCGCCCTTTTCTAGGGAGATAACCCCGTTTTCAAATCTGCCCTGTAACGACCACATGATACGGTCTGTCTTCTTTCGGTTGCCGTGTGTTAGCTCAACAACCCTGAAAAATTTGTTATATTTCTTCTGCATGTCTGTTAACGGCGACATGACCGCTTGCTTGGCAATACCCCGCTCAATACCGACAGAGACAGGCTCGTACTTATCAACAACATTGAAAATCTTCTGGGCTGTTTCTTTAAGATCCCATCTGCCGTGAATAATCTCCTTAATATACCAGTCACCCTCATCCGTTACCATCACGACAGAAATCGCTGTATTATCAAGTCTTGAGTTCTTGGAACGCTTTTTACCTACCTCTTCAAAACCTGCAAGGTCGATAGCAATGTAATAATCACCCTCTTCAGGTTCAGTCCCGTACTTAATCCACTCTTCCTTGAACATCTCTGAGCCACGGGCCTCGAAAGACGCTAGAAACTCTTGTCGGAAAGCATATGAGGACATCGACTTCTTAGCTGTATCAATTTCTTCAGGGTCTAACAGGGGATTGTCATACGATGTGTAGTGCCAAGTCTTGTAAGTAACGTCATCACCTAACTCGCCATACTTATAAAGGTCATAAAAGTGATTGCGACCAATGGGTGTGCCAATGAACATGGCTGAACCCTTCTGGTCAGTCAACGCAGGTCTGAGAATCTGCTCAAACACTTCAGGCTTCATGTCAGCGTACTCATCCAGCACCAGGAACTTGAGGGATACACCCCGCATTGTCTCCGGTCGGTCAGCACCCTTGAGACTGATAGTCGCCCCGTTAACCAGCTTGATCTGAAGATTGTTGATATGTGACCCTGAGATGACAGGATTCCCCAGTTCCAAGAGGGTTTGCCACATAATATCCCTTGCCTGACCCTGAGTCGGTGCAACATAGAATACATGGCCTTTATCAGCCTGAAGAGCGTTAACAATAAGCATCCACGCTGCTAACCGAGACTTACCTGTACGACGACCCGCCGCAACAATCTTGAATCTGGTGGGATCGTTCCAGACATCTTGCTGCCAAGGAAGTAATTCAATGTTTAAATCAACCCCAGACATGGGTTTTCTTCTTTCCCTGGTATTCTACGCCTAGACCTTCATTAATAAGGGTTTGAGCAATGTCTACACCACCATCCACTGTGTATAAATTAGCCAAAACCCTGCCGTATTTGTCTTCTTTCCCGCCATCAATAGATTCTAACCAGACCTGACTCCCGCAAAGCTCAACCATTCTATCCTTTGCCAGATAACCCATAGCCTTTTCAACCTTATTCCTGGTGCGAAGCTCTGGTG